GTTTACCTTGCGCCTGTTTTCAACATCCGCTGCCCGTGCCTGCACTTCTCGCTTTTCATCTTCGATAAGGCGTAAGCGGTTACGCTCAATCCTGTCAGCTTCGTCTTTGGCGCGTTGCTGTTCCTGTTCAATCGCTGCCTGTTTGTCGGTTTCGGCCTGTGCGATTCTGGCGCGTTCGTTCTCTTCGGCTTGCAATCGGTTGGCCTCTGCCTGTTCTTTAGCGTCCTCGGCTTCCTGTTCAAGCCTCGCGGTGTTTTCGCGCTCCTGTTCCAGTTCTTCAGCGGCTTCCATTTTGGCTTTTTCTTCAGCTTCTGACCGTATGCGCTCGTCTTCGGCTTTGCGGTTCTCTTCGGCTATGCGCTCCGATTCAATGCGCTCATCCTCAAGCCGCTGCGCTTCCTGTGCGGCTTCAAATGCACGAACCTTGGATTCCCTATCAAACAGTTCATTTTCTGCGTAGGCTTCTAGTTCAGCGGCTTCCATTTTGGCTTTCTCGGCAGCGGCCTCGGCTTTCCTGGCTTCTTCTGCCTCGTAATCTGTGAGCGGTTGGCGAATGTCATCCCGCAACACGTCGCAGAAGTCACGCGCCAATCTGCGTCCAGCGTCCACAACCTTCTTTTTCTTTGCCCATTCTGCGGTCAGTTCTTTACCGGCATTGTCGATAACCGTTTTTGACCGCGACACCTTGTACGCCTGTGCCGCTATCTCTTGCGCCCATCAGGTGTGGATACGTCTGGTTTAAAATCGGTCGCCTGTGACTTGATTTCATCGAGCATGGCCTGGATTGATTTCTGGTCGCTGAACAACTCAATGGCGTTTACATTTTCAAGCGGGATTAACTGGTTCATTTCTGGCTCCATTTGTCAGCGAGTACGTCCAATTCACCAATAAAGGCGTAGACGGCATCGCTGATTGATTTGATGGCCTCCTCGTCGCGCTGAACACGTATCAAGAAGCCGATTTTGTATGCTTCGGGGTGGTAACTGATAAAGTCACACCACTTGCGACCTGTGACCCACATCTGACCTTGTACCTGTTTCATATAGGTTGCAGGCATGACACCGGCATCCAGGTAATCTAGGTGCGTTCCGAGGTTTGGGCATTTAATTTCAACTAATCCATCGTCACCTACAAGACCGTCAACAGAAGCACCAATACGCTTCAGTTCGTTCAGGTAGATTAGACCTGATTCGACAACCGTGTTACTGGTCAGCATGGTGTAGTAATCCCGTGCATCCGGTTCCAATTCGTTGCCGCGCTTCATAGCATCATTCTGGAATCCATTCATTACAGGCTTCCCAGTCAGTATCTCGTTGGCCTTTTCCTTCATGTAGGTCAGGCGGGTTTTTGATGGTGCAGATCCGCGCCCCTTGCTCATGACCTTTGTCAGGTTGCTGGCAGTGATAACCGTTGCCCTGGCATTAAGCCACTCCTGGCTTCCCTGTGGGGACATGTCAACAATCATGACTGTGCCGCCTTGCGTTCTTTAATGGCTTTCTGCGCCCTGTCCAGTAGCTTTTCCGGCACATCGTCGAATGAGTCAACCTTGCACAACCACTGGCAGAAGAACTTTTCATCACCCTCAAGGGCTGTCAATTCATCACGCATTTTGGCGGCTTGCTCTGGGGTGATGCTTACCGTGGCGATTGATGAATTTCCATCGTCATCAACGCACCCGTCCTCAGACGCTGTGCCGGTCACTGCTTCTAGTGTGGCAAGCCTCAAGTATGTAATCGTTGATTTGATCTGTTGGATTGGGTTCTTTTTACCTGATGTGTCAGGCGGTGCGCTGATTGTTACGGTTTCGCTGTGACCCGCGACATGGGACAGGATGCACGTAACAGAAACCCCCTCAGTTTGTTTAATGTTCCAGTGGGGAGTTAGTCCGAATTTACTCAAGTGAGGGACTAGGGTTTTTACTGTGTTTCCCAAACTGGCGTACCTGGATTCATACTGGCTGTTGTCTCTGTCCTTGGTGACAGTCGGCGGGTTTTCAGAGAAACCGGCAAGCGCAGCAATGTATTCTTTCTTTTCCTGGCGCTGCTCCCACTTTTCTTGTAGCCCCATGAGCTTTTCAAGCTTCTCAACATCAATGTCTTTGGCGGCTGCAACCGCAATCATTTGGACGTATGGGTTTTGATCGACAATTACCGGAGCTGGTGTGGCTTTCGCTATCGGCCTTACTTCCGCCGCCGTAAGTTGCTTGCCGTCCTGGTTGACCAGTACAGATTCTTCATGTTCGATTGCTTTTGATGCTTTTGTACTCATGTGAAATCCCTCATATCGTCAATAATTCTGTTCTCAGTGCGGCCTATTTCCTCGCGGGACTCTTCGCCGGTTGCGTCTACTACCGACCAGCTCCAGCAAGCGTTGCACCAGTATTCACCGCAATCAGGATGGAGTGTCACGTCTTCTGATTCGCAGTGCTCGCAGATAGGCGCATCTTGCTGTTCTGGTCGGTGACTCATGGCGCTGGCAATGCCAAAAGTTCAGCCTTGCGGTTTTCCAGAACGGTAATAGCTGCGGTGTGTGTGCCGATTCGGTCGTTAAGTTCTTTCTCGGCTTTTTTGATGATCGCTTTGTTATCGACATCAATATCAAATTCAACCTCGCCAGCAAACGTCCAGTCTTTATCCATGTATCTGTCTGTTTGCATCGAATAGGCGTAACAGTCACGGGGGGTTTTTGCAAACTTTTCAGGGTCGCTGATATATAAATTCATTTTAACTTTCATGCTGTAATTCCTGTTCTATGTTGCGGTTGTCGTATCGTGATGCTTACCATGTTGTAGTTCTTAGCAATTCGGAAAACACAACCAACATGCCCATGTAAACAGCACCGACGGTCACAAACAGGATTGCATCGGCTATTGCGTAGATGATTGATACTGGTGTGCTGGTTGTGGTGTTCGATTTCATGTGCCCACTATAAGCCCATGTTTGCATCATGTCAACACCTGTGATAAACTCATTCTCACAGAACGTAAGCCGAATCCCACATAGGAGACTAGCCAATGATTAGCAAGCAAGTAAGAAAGGGCATTAAAATAGCCTGTATCAACGCAGACACAACCGTTTCAGCAGCATGTAAGCAGTCGGGCGTACCCAAGGCATCAATCTATAGATTCATGGCAGGCACGAACGATATATACATGGTCAAGCTTGATACGCTTTGCCGTCTCGGGCTGAACTGCACATTGACCGATGTGTTGGAAATGGGGAAATGAAATCATACGAGTCATTTATAGCATCGAAGCGCGTCACGGACCTGCCGACAGGCTTAAGTGACGTGCCTGAAATATCAGCGCAACTGTTCCCGTTTCAAATAGCCGTTGTAAAATGGGCATTAGAGAGAGGCAGGGCGGCGATCTGGGCAGACTGCGGACTAGGCAAGACACCGATCCAGCTGGAATGGGCTAATCACGTTCCGGGCAACGTATTGATTCTTGCGCCGATTGCAGTAGCTGCTCAAACGGTTCGTGAGGGTAAAAAGTTTAATATACCTGTCGCATATTCACGTGATGGTAATCCATGCGGGAAAATCACGATTACGAACTATGAGATGTTTCATCATTTCAACCCCGCTGATTATAACGGTGTAGTTCTCGATGAGTCGTCAATCCTGAAAAGTTACATGGGCAAAACAAAACGCGCACTAATGGAAGCGTTTAAAGACACGCCATTTAAACTGTGCTGTACCGCAACGCCTGCCCCAAATGACAACATGGAATTAGGCAATCACGCCGAGTTCCTTGGCGTGATGAAATCCAATGAAATGCTGGCGCGATGGTTCGTGAATGATTCGATGCATGCGGGCAAGTACAAGATTAAAAACCACGGCAAGTCTGACTTCTGGCGATGGGTCAGTTCATGGGCTGTAGCACTGAGCAAGCCCTCAGATATAGGCAAGTTTGACGATACCGGTTATATACTGCCAGATATTGATATTAACGTCTGTACAGTAGACTCACCTCCACCACCTGGGCAGTTATTCCATACGGGCGCAACACTCAGCGCCACCGATATCCACAGGGTTAAGCGTGAGAGCGTACACGACCGTGCCTTAGCTGTCGCTGAGTTTGCCAACCGACAGCCGGATGTGAAATGCCTGATATGGTGCGACACAAACTATGAGGCAGACGCAATTAAAAAGGCATTGCCGAGAGCGGTTGACGTTCGTGGAACTGATTCAGCAGAGAAAAAAGAAGATGCGCTTTTGTCGTTTGCTGAGGGTGATTGCATGCTGATGATCACTAAACCGTCAGTGGCAGGGTTCGGCATGAACTTTCAATCCTGTCACAGAATCGCATTTGTTGGATTGTCCTATTCATTTGAATCTGAATACCAGGCTATCAGGCGAGTATGGCGGTTTGGGCAAAAACGCCCGGTGGAATGCCTTCTGGTTGAAGGCCAGGCTGAGTCAGGAATACGGGGCGTACTGGAACGTAAAATTGACGAACACGCAGAGATGCAAACTAGCATGATAAATAGCATGAGGGAGTGGCAACAAATGGAATCTAAAGAACTGCACATTGCAGCACCACCAACCAGCAAAAGTGGCAAGGACTGGATATTATGGCACGGTGACTGTGTTGATGTTTTACGCGACAGGGTAAAAGATGAGAGTATTGATTTTTCTATATTTTCTCCACCGTTTGCAAATCTGTATATTTACAGTGACAGCCTGAACGACATGGGCAATTGCTCCGGGCATTCCGAGTTCTTTGACCAGATGGAGTACATGATCAAGGACCTACTCAGGGCGACCGTAACAGGGCGGTTGTGTGCTATTCACTGTAAAGACCTGCCAGCATACATGGGACGTGATGGTGCAGCCGGATTGATTGATTTTCCAGGCGAGTGCATCAGGTCATTTGAGCAGGCAGGATGGCAATATCATTCAAGGGTTACAATCTGGAAAGATCCAGTAACTGAAATGCAGCGTACAAAAAACCACGGTTTATTACACAAGCAACTGTGCAAAGACTCAGCCGCCAGCCGCCAGGGAATGGCTGATTATCTTTTAGTGTTCCGTAAATGGGGCGATAGCAATTTCACCAAGCCAGTTCGTGGCGACACACCCGAAGCGCGGTTCGGATCATACATTGGTGAAGATGGGCCGAAAAACGTCAAGTCAGATCGGGACATGTCAATACAGGTATGGCAGCGATATGCATCTCCAGTATGGTTTGATATTAAGCAACAGCGAGTACTGCAGGGGTCGCGTCATGCAACTGATGCTGATGACGAGCGCCACATATGCCCATTGCAGCTTGATGTAATCGAGAGATCAATTCATCTTTGGACAAACCCTGGCGATGTTGTTTTCAGCCCGTTTACCGGCATAGGATCAGAGGGATATTGCTCTCTGCAAATGGGGCGTAAGTTTATTGGCGCTGAATTAAAAGAGTCGTATTTTAACCAGGCATGTAAAAACCTGAACGACGCGGTGTCCGGCACGATGGATTTATTTCAGGGATGCAATTAAATGAACGCACAAAGAAAAGCCCCCATTTCTGGAGGCTCCCTTGACCGTTTGACATTGGGTGTCTCTGCGGCTAATCTACTTCCATCAAAGCAAATTGCCCTTGCGATGACATTGCCATTATACACGCAACCCATCAAAAGCCGCAAACCGATAGTTTTTATCAATGCTTTGGTCAGTCTGAAGCACTGTGAGATAGCGAACCCAATTTTGTTGGTTGCCCTTCAGGAAAGACAAAAACAGAACCAAAATGCGTTACCAAGAGTGGATCACGGTCTGACCCCTGACCGCCACGACAGACATAACCGAAAGGTGATGAATGGAACAGACGAGTACAGACCTCTAGTGGCTATGTCTGGAAAGTGGGGATGCTGAATCTTAACAAAAGGATTGATATGAAATCACAAAACACACGTTTACTATCAGCACTTAAACAAAGCCCACTGACAACTTTGCAGATCATCAAGCATGCTGGAATCATAAGACCGGCGGCAAGAATCCTGGAGTTGCGTGAGCAGGGTCACAATATCAG